TTGTTTTTCTCCATTGCCATATAGATCAAACCTCCATCTCATAGAGTACTTCATACAATTCTTCCGAATCAATGAATAGTTCTGTTTTTGTGTAATAAATTTCATGCTGGGCAAGCACTGCCTCCACCTGTTCTTCCAGTTCCGGCTGCTTTCGGTTCGTGTACAATTCCACGTCCAGCTGTTTGAAACTGAAATATGCCAAATTGTCTGCCGAAAACGTATTTTCTCCGGGAGATAAGAACAGCAAAAAAGGCGGTGCGGGACTTTCGCCTTCTGCATAATGATGATAGGCAAAGGGCAGCCCCATTTCTTCCAGCATTTCAGCGATTTCTTCGTAAGTCATGACAACGCCTCCTCAATTAAATGCTCCAGCAACTGTACACCGTTTTCTTCCGCAGGAGCAATGTGCGGTTTTCCTGATACCCGACCGCCGCCACGTTTGGCATGACCTTTCTCCAAAAGATGTGCCAATCTGTAATGGTCTTTGGAATGTACCGTCATTTTCAGAGTATGGCTATTCTCTGAGGTTTTTGTAGCTTTCCAGCTTTTACCGTAAGCACCTGTATCTTTCGGCGCATTGGCGGAAATCTCTTTTTTCACAGAGGTTGCTGTCTTTTTGACCGCTTCTTTCATGGAATCGTTGGCAAGGCTGACGTATTCCTGCAATCCTGCCATGATGTCATCAGCAAGGCTGTCAATTGTACTCATCCGTGCATCCCGCCTTTCTCACTTCACATACAAGGGTGATGTAGCTGTTGTGAAGATAATCACGTTGCACGGATTTGATGTTGTAGGTAAGACCTCTAAACAGAATCCTATGCGTAGTCGAATTCAGCGACAGAATGAAAAGGCTCTGCCTGACCACGAATGACACGGACTGTATTTCTCTGGTGACTCCCGTATTCACTTGTTCGGCAGAGCTTTTCACGCTGACTTTCGCCCAGCAGGAGAAAACCTCGTCCCACTTGGAAGTATGGTTTCCGATTTCATCTACCACGGTGCGATGCTCCAGAATGGCGATACGCTGATTCAGTTTATCAAAATCCATTACACCACACCCTCTCGCTGTGCAAACAGAATGGAACGCAGGCTCATGGTTAAGGCGTGGTAGTCTGGTTTGGAGCGATTCTCGTATAAATATCCGAGAGCGAATAATACCGCTGTTCTCGTCACATCTTCAAAACAAGTGAATTTTTCCTCATCCATTCTGCCCACGTCCTTGACCAGTGATTTTGCCGTATCGAGCAGTTGGAGGATGAGCTTGTCATCCTCCTCATGGTCGACACGAAGATAATTTTTGGCTTCGTTCAGGGTAATCATGCTATCACGCCTTTTTGATTGTAAGAGTCTTTACGGCCTCGGGCAGAATCAGCTTGCCGTCCACACGCTGAGAAGCAAGGAAGCCGACCTGTCCGTTCATAGCGAAAAGCTCATTCAGACGCTTAAGAGAACGTCCCTGTCTGTCAGCCACCCAGTAATAGGAATAGTCGCCGAATGCAATTGCCTTTGCACCAGCCGCAATAGTCGGAGCATATACAGAGGTCACATAGGGGCGGTTCAGGATGGTGTCGGGAAGTCCTGCACTGACAGAAGGCTGCCAGATGAAATTGCCCGTATTATCCTTGATTTTACGGAGCGCCTTCACGGTCTGCTCATTCAGCACCCACACAGCTTTCTTGCGATACGGACTCTTGAGGGAGTAGAACAGCTCGATTACATCATCAAAAGTGATAGCTGCACCTGTTGTGGTCGCACCGTTTTCCGCACCGCCTGTCGCAGCAAAAATGCCGGTAGGCTTGCCCTTACCGTCACCGATGAGGAACGCTTCCTCTTCCTTTGTGCCGATTCTTCTTGCAAATTCCTTTGCAATGTAGGAAGGCAGGTCGAAAACAGAATCATTAAGAAGTTCCTCGGAGATCTTAATCGCAGTACCGACCTTGTAAGCGGAGAGAGCAATCTGTCCGAAAGCGTCATCGGAGAGTGTATAAGCCTCTTCCTCCTCCATCCACGTTGCTTCGCCCTTCTGCGTAATAACGGGGATTTTACGGTCTCCACTTGATGTCTGAATCTTGGTAGCGAGTGGACGGAATACGTTTTCTTCCTCAAGTGCAGAAATGAGCTTTCTTTCAAACTCGTCCGGGCAAAGATAGCCGCCTTCGGTATCTTCGCCAATCTGCAGAGCATTTCTCACATCGGCAAAATTACGGTTGCGAATGCTGTTCCAGAAAGCAGTACGGTATTCGTCAGATGCAATTCCTGTTTTGGTATCACTGTGAATGGATGCGTTCGGCTTGTTCTGAATCGGCGTAGAAGTAGGCTTGTTCATTTCTGACTCAATCTGAGCCTGTCGTTCCAGCCGCTGGATTTCCTTGCCGTATGCCACGATCTGCTGCTCCATGGCATCGTATGTCTTGCTGTCCGCTTCCGAAAGCAGACCGCTTTCATTTCGCTTGGAATCCAAAAAGTCACGGGCAGTATCCCATGCCTTGCTTCTTTTTTCTCTCAGTTCCTGAATTGTCATAGTATCAGTCCTCCTATAGTTTTTAATATTTCAAAAGCTCCAGCCGCTTGTCCAATTGGTTGATCGGCGTGCCTTTGGATGCAGTTGAAGAAATCTTCTGCAGAAAAGAATCCAGCGTTTTAGATGGTGTGTACAGCATGGATGCTGTGCTTTCCTTCTTTTTTTCATCCGGATCTTCTTTAGGAGATTCCTCTGTTTCTTCTTCATCTGGATCTGTTTTTTCTGGTTCTTCTGGAACAAACGGATTCTTTTTAGAAAAGAGAATGCCGTCTACAAATCCCAGCTGCAATGCTTTTTCTGCATTCATCCACGTTTCTTCATCCATCAGCCTTGCGATCTTATTGCGGCTGAGATGCGATTTTTCTGCATAAGCATTGATAATGGATTCCTTGACTTCGTCCAGAAGTGCGATGGCTTTCTCCATATCTGCCTTGTTGCCCATGGCACAGGTCATCGGATTGTGGCACATCAGCATTCCGGTCGGTGAAATCAAGGTTTCTTCTCCAGCCATCGCTACCACAGAAGCCGCAGAAGCGGCAATGCCGTCAATCTTGACCGTAACCTTGCCCGGATGGTTTCGGAGCATGGTATAGATCTGACTGGCCGCAAACACATCGCCGCCCGGCGAGTTGATAAAGACGGTCACATCACCGCTGTGTTTTTGCAGTTCCGAGCGGAACATGGCAGGGGTGATGTCATTTTCAAACCATGTACTCTCCGCAATCGCACCGTACAAATACATCTCCGATGCACCGGTTTCTTCGTTGCGTACCCAGTTCCAGAAACGATTATTCTTCATGGGTCGTTTCCTCCTTTTCATTTTTCTTTGCAAATGCACCTGCATCAGCAAGTTTGGTGAAGCTGCCATTTACGAGGTACAGATTGCCGCCCAGTTCTTCCGGCACCAGATTCATATCCTCCAGTTCCCGAATGTCATTGGTGGACATCCAGCCGTTCTGTCTTGCGGTAGCATAGCCCTGCATTCTGGAAGCATAGTCACCACGCAAAAGCCCCTCTACATTGAATTTGATGAAATACTTGCCTTTCTCTGAATCAGAAAGCAGATCTTTCATCATACCTTGCTCCCAGCGAACGATCCACGGGTCGAGACTGTATTTCACGAAATCCAATGATAGATGTTCCACGTTACTGAATGTGGCATGGTCAAGATCGCCGATCATATGAAGCGGCACTCGATACAACCGGGCAATTTCCTCTACCTGAAACTTTCTGGTTTCCAGAAACTGTGCTTCATTGTTGGGGATGGAAATAGGCGTGTATTTCATGCCCTCTTCCAAAATTGCGGTATGATGCGAGTTGGAACCACCATAGGCACGCTGCCAAGCATCCCGCACACGCTCTGGATTTTTGATGACTCCCGGATGCTCCAACACACCAGATGGACTGGCTCCGTTGGCGAAAAAGGTAGAACCATAGTCTTCACAGGCAAGGGAAATGCCGATTGCATTCTTTGCAAGAGCAATGGGAGAATATCCCACCAAGCCGTCATACCCAAGTCCGGGAATATGCAGCACATCTTCTGCCTGCAGGACAATATCGCCCTGCTGTTTCAGGTTTGGATTGGCTTCATCGTAGCGACTGTAGATGTAGACCAGACGATTTCGCTGGTCACGGTCTACTCTAACCTTATCCGGCATCAGCGGATACAGCCCCAATACATCTCCACGACCGTTTCGGATAATCTGTGCATAAGCATTGCCGTAGATCAGCAGGTGACTCATCAGCGTTTCTCGGAATACAAATGATGTCATTTCTGGATTTGGTTGGTCGTGGAGCAAAAAGTAAAGCGGGTGCTGTGGCACTCGCTCTTTTCCATTTTCGGTATATTGGT